CTGAAAGGGAAAAAAGTGATAATACTAAATTCTAATTACTGGAATTTATTGTTCTGGAGAACAAAAAGAAACCCAAGCTCTTTCAAGCTCAGGTTTACTAGTAAATCTCTATCTATCAAGTAAGATCAGTACTGAAGTACACAATTATCAAATCTCAAAGACAATGAGATTTCCATGAAAGCACCATCGTCTTCATAAGAGAGGTCACTAAAACCAGCTGAAGTGATGAAACATCCCTTGATATCCCACAATTCAATTACTGTTCCTACTGGGTCAACCAATTTCAATTGAGCATCTCTCTTGTAGAAGTCTGCATAACCAGCACGGCCGGATACAGATTCCCAGTGAGTACGTACCCATTCCATAACTTGTTGAGCACCACTTGGAGCGATAGGATCATGCAAAGTCAAAGACAATGCATCGAAAGAACCATTTCCTGCCAAGTATCTCTTAGAGTTCATGTAAGACACGCTTTGTTCTGAAATTGTGATTGTCGGTCTGTTAGCTGTTTTGATCAAATATGAATCGATACCTTCTAAAGCAAAAATCCATCGATTCTTTCTTTTTGGTTCGAATTTGTTTGGTAACATATCTTGTACACTTAATGTTTCTGCCATTTCGGTCTCCTTTTGTAATTCTATAGAATGCGGAGGCGAATATATCGCCTCCTTTTATTTTAATTATACATCCATTCCTTGATTTCCAACAACAAAGTCAAGAGAGATAAACTCGATAGACTTCGTAGGCTGTAAGAAGATTTTTCCTCGGATTGTATTATTTTCGATGTCTTCTTGAGTTGTTGTAGTGGTATCGATAATCACTTTGAATTTTTCGAGACCATTTTGAGATTGAATTCTCTGAAGGATTGGATTCACCATTGCAGAGAACTTAGACAGAGTAGAGTCTCTGTTTGGTTCGAACAAGATACTGTTGGATACTTGTTTTACTTTTCTTCTCACATCAATCAGCAAACGTCTTACGTTCACTCTATCCAAAGCAGATTGTGCTTGCAAGAGTGTCTTTTGACCGAAAATCACAACAGATTCTCCTGTCAAAGGAAATGAAGTAATCGGATTGATATCAGCTTCATACAGTACATCCATATTAGCTCTATTCAATTTCACAGCAGTCTCAATAGTGGTAGGCAGTGCTCCACGAGCAAAACCAGCAGGAGCATACCAAGGATGTGCAATTGCGTCATTGAGTGCCAAAGCTCCAAGTACAGGAACCGAAGGAGGAACTACTACTGCAGTGTCTCCGTCTTTAAGCACTACGTCTGGAAAATATGCAGCTGCGAATGAAGTGTCCAAGTTTCTATTAGCCAACGCTTGTGCTGTATTAGACACAGAAACTTCTTGAGAAGAAGCTGTCACATAATACCCCTCATGATCGTAAGACATTGTGTCTAAGATGTAGAGTGCATCGAATCTCTCTTCAGTTTTATCGATTGCATAATCGGTAATGCCATTAGAACGCATTCCAGGAGTTGCCAATAGTTGTACATCGACATCGGTTTTTTCCGCAAGGATATCGATTGATTTTCTAAATGCAGCGGTAGTAGCACCGTCTGGTCCACCGAAGTAAGAAGAACCTAGGGTATCCATTTCTCTTACGGATGATACGTTAGACATTTTTGCCTTTTCTTTATCGAAGATATCCAAACCGTCCCAACCACCTTGGAAAGGTACAGTGAACTTAATGAATTTCTTCGAAGCGGATTGACCAAAGTCTTTAGAGACATCCAAGAATCGATAGCCATTAGCAGAATTCTTAAATTTGTTACTGCCGTCTGCTCCTATCTCGACACTTTCCAGAAATCCGGAAGATACGAGAGCAGCAGTACTCAAGTTATATCCTGCTTTGTTTCTAATATATACAGCCTCGTGCCACTTATTAGGATCTACTGGATTTTCTGTATTTACAGCGCCATCATTATCAGTCTTGGTAGCAATCAAGATGTTCTCGAGAGTGAAAGCATTATTGTTATAAGCATCAGCTGTCGTAGAATCTCCTTGCCAAGCAGCATTTGTTCCACCTGTTGTGGTAAAATGTTTCGTGAGTTCATTTACGAGGGAAATTACAGTTGTCTCTTTATTTTTCAAAGATACTTCTCTAATGTCTTGGATTTGAACACCCCAGAAGAATCTAGAATCTACTACTTTAGTATTTCCACTTCCAATTGACACATTATTTCTCAATGGCAAAGGAGCTTCAACAAGTGCTTCTTCTAAGTCTTCTGCATCCAATTGTAAGAAATTCTTACCTTGGAAACCTACAGGAAGTGCACTAGGATTCATTGTACCGTCTTCGATAGATTCATCTACTTCAATACGTACGAATGGAGACTGATTTGGATATAGACCTTCCATCACTAATTTTTGTTTACCTACAGGTTTTTCAAAATCGAAGAACACGTGTTGATCACCAATTAGTCTTGCAATATATCGATCGGAACCAGGATTCAAGTTAACACCACGGAATTGTTGTAGTACAACGGGTTTGTCATCAGAATCACTCGCAGAACGAATCAAAACGTCAAATGTGCCATAAGGATTCGACATTTCTGCGGACTTATTGATAGAAGAAATTGATACTTTGAATTTACCTGCACCAGAAGCACCAGCATCTAAAGCGTGAAATCTGAATAATTTCTTAGCAGTGTCTCCCAGCACTTGAGACGTGATCCAAGGAGTTGCAGCATGTGTGAATTTTTGTTGCCAGTTGTCAAAGTTTGTCTTAGAGAAATTGTCTTTAGCCAAGCCACTTGCAGCGTGTTGACTCTTTGTGAGATATACAGCATTTGTTCCTTCACCTGTTGCTACAGCTAATCCACCTGGGATATCGTAGTGAGCATACAAGAAGTGACCTCTCTCTTGGAGCTTATTTGGATCTGTATTCAATACTTTTGGAAAGTACACAGGAGAAGTAGGATCGAAAGAAGCTGTCAACAATGAACTATAGTTCGAATTATCAAAACCGTTCAAAGCAATGACGAATCTGTCATCTGTACTCTGTAATTCGCCAGTAGCTCCACCAACGTCTTTACCAGCTCCAAACTCTCCGTATGCTACAGTAGGAACACTACTTAGAGTCTCACCTGATTGTTGTAATGCAGGCACAATTCCATTTGCTACCATTAGAACACCACGAAGAACTTTAGAGCTAGCACCTGTACTGATGCCCAAATAGTCTTCCGTGTTATCGGAAGTCGTCATATTCACAGCTAAGAAATAAGTAGTGCCAGGAACTGTCGAAGTAGTAGAAGGTTCCCATTCATCAACAGTAGGCCAAGATTCACCATTGTTTGTATCTGGAACAACAGTCACAAGAGTTACTACGCTATTCAATACGGTTGCCGATTGCAAAGATATTCCTTGATCAGATATCGCATCTTGAATTTCACCTCGAATAATTGTAGCAGCTTCGTCAACAGTTGTAGCTGAAGATATATCGATTGGCCAATCTGAAGTGGATGCAATGTCTCCTGTGCTTGTGAACTCAAATACGAAAGGACTACCATCTACTTTTGTTACAGTGATCAGAGTACCATCTAAGATTTGCAAATCATCTACTGTAATAGTCCATTCAGCAGAAACAGCAGGGACAAGATCTTCGCCAGTTTGAGATGAAGAAACAGATAAAGACACAATATTTGGATTTTCCTGTATTGTAGAAGAAGCATATACAGCACCTGCTTGCGCCTGAATAGATATTACATCAATAGTGTTTTCAGACTCAATAGCCAAGGTATTATTTGCTCCTCCTATTTGTGCAGCAAATGCATTATATAAATCTTGTTCTGTTGCAGCACCTGATATATCAACTATCTGAATATTTGAAAGTCCAGCAACCAATGTACCATCCCAATATAATGCAGGGACTAGTTGTCCATCTGTTACAGTCGATCCATCAACAGTGGCATTTCCGGTATTGTCAAAATAAAATGCAGTTGTTCCACTATTATCTTCTGCAATTAGTATAACTACACCATTCCAATCACTTGGGGTAATATTATCATTGATGCCGTCGCCGTTTCCAAAAGATATACTAGTAATTTCTGATACTGCTGCGATTTCATCTGAGCCTACTATAGGATTAGATACTGTGATCGTATCAGGATCTATATCAGCACCGTCTCCTGCAAAAGGATTAGCACTTGGAACCCATACACTTCCTTCAGATTCTAATCCTTGTGAAGACGCTGATGTATTTGTATAATCGACGATTTCATCTCCTACAATGAAACCTGCATTTTCTGTGACGCCAGAAGAAGCGTCTGCGGCTTGAGCATTTCCCACTCCGAGTGTTCTCAAAAATACACCTGATCGAGCATTTCTCATCCATTCTTTCATCGCCATCGCACCGTAATGCACTCCCATTGAGCCACCAAAGAGACTGGTGAACTCATTGAGAGTAGCAAAATTTGTAGGTACGAAAGCAGGGCCTTTTTCGGCTGTCCCGATAATTCCAGCTGGAATGCCTTGAGGAGAAACCTTACCAGGTGCACTCAAGTCTAGTTCTCTTGTGGAAATTCCAGGACTTTTCAAAATTCTTTCTGCCATCTTAAACTCCTAAAAATTGTTAATTTATTCTAATTATATTATCCGAAAGAAACGCCTGAATTTGTAACGATAAAATCTATTGCGATAAATTCGATTGTCTTTGTTGGAACAATGATAATTTTACCATTCAATTTATATTCATCAGCGTCTGTCTGTGAATTATTTGTCTCGTCACAGATCACTTTAAATCTCTCTACACCGGACTGTGCTTGAATCGTGGACAACTTAGGCGAAATTAATCCCACCAATCTGTCTCTTGTCGCTTTATTATTTTGTTCGAAGAGAATTGTGCTAGCGACTTCTACTACTTGTCGTTTTACTTCAAGCATTAGTCTTCTCACGTTGACTCTATCTAAAGCAGATTCATTGATTTGCATTGTCTTTTGTCCGAAGATTACGAATCCTCCATTAGGGAAGTTTGCAATCGGATTGATTTTTCTTTCGTACAAATCATCTCGATCTGATGAACTCAAGCGTGTTTTTACGTTTTCTACGAAATCCAAACCACCGCGATTGAAACCGGCTGGCGCAAACCAAGGATATGCTACAGCATCGTTGTATCCTAGAGCTCCGATAGCAGCAACAGAAGCAGGTACTAAAACTCTTCGATTGTTGATAGGATCTGTGATGAATACATCTGGGAAATACGTAGCGACATAGTTGTTATTCAAAGCTCGTGCTTCCAAAGCATTTCCAGTATACTCGATGTCCGGACGTCCTGAAGAGAATATTCTTTTTTGATCTTTGTCAAATGCTGGAATATCCATCAAGAACATTGCTAAAGAATAATCTCTTACCATATTAGCAGCAAAATCAGTGATGTAAGGATCTCTAATTCCTGGGATTGCCAACAAGTTGATTTTTGTTGTCATAGGATCTGTCATAATTTTGATTGCTTGACGATAAGAAGAGATAATATTGTTATCTTTACCCTTACCCATCATTGTACCGTCATCTGTTCCGCTTAGTCCCAAACCACCAGTGAAAGAATCGGAAGCCTTTCCGGTAGAATCAAGAGAATTAGATGTTTCGGAAGAAGCTGCTCTATCATTCATGTGTTGGATATCACCATCCAAGATGTTCAAACCATCAAAACCACCGTAGAATACGTTAGTGAATTTTGCAAAGTTTGAGAATTTATTGAAATTGTTAGCAGTATCATCGTGAATCAAAGAAGCAAAAGTCATTCTCTTAGCTTGAGATAGAGAATCTGTAACAGAATAATCACTAGCATCAGGATTGCCATTTCTAATATAACAAGCTTCTCTCATTGCATTTACAGAGGAGAGACTATCGAAGTTTGCAGCAGAATTGGTGTTCAATGCTATTCGAGCTAATGTGAACTTATTATTATTGAAACTGTCTGCATCACTTACGAAGTGCCCTATTTCGGAAGATCCACCTTTTACACCCATAAACTTTGTATAAGCCTTTACTACCGGAGACATCTCACCAGACAAGTTAGATTCAAGCACGCCATCAGCGACTTCGCTATCATCAACAATTCTTGTGGTTTTCACACCAAAGTAGATTCTCTTATCTGCTCTCTCGTTATTTCCAGGTTCTCCTACATACGAAAGGTTTGAATATTTCACTTGACCTTTTGTAGCTTTGAAAGTCAAAGGCATTGCTGGAAAATTATAATTTGCTGCTCCTGCAGCCAAGTTTTCAGATATATCTAGCACAGGAATTCCTCGGAATCCAAAAGGTACTGCTTCTTGTGGAACTTCACCTTTGTATACGGAGTCATTCATCACTACTCTGATATTCAAAGAACGATTTGGGTATCTACCAGAGATAACTAATCTTCTCTCTTCTTCAAGATCTGCATCAAAAGCAAATACTACTTTTTTATCACCGATTTTTCTAGCGATGAAAGAATCCGAATTAGGATTCAATGTACAATTGATAAATCTCTCTAGAACTTGAGGAGCAAAATCTGTATCATTGAACTTTCTCACGAGGACATCAAAAGTTCCATATTTGTCATTAGGATCTGAAGATTTTCTCAAGTTTGCGATTGAGATCTTGAATTCAGTATTAGCATAAGCGCCATCGCTCAAACACTCAAAGTGAAACAAATCATATTCGATTTTTCCGAAAGGTTGAGAGATAAAAGACGTAGTCTTTGGAGCCTTATATCTTGTATCAAATCTACCAAATGCTGAAGCAAAAGATTCATTATTAGAAGCATCAACATCAGATTTACCATGAGAGATAAAAACATGATTGGCATTAGCAGCTGTCATTGCAGGAGCTAATTCTTGCTCTACGCCGAGATCCAAATAGAGGACATATCCTTCAGATTGGAATTTTTTAGCATCAGTGTTTAACACTTTACCTAAGTAATAAGTGTGATCCGGATCCAAAGAGACAGTAAGTTCTTTAGTGCTCTCTCCTTTGGTCAATTTCATCACAAAAGTATTTGATCCATTGTCTTCGGATACCATACCAGACGCACCATACACTCCACTAAAGTTTTTCAATTCAAATTTTGCGTCTTCTGCACAAATAATCATACCTCTTACGATTTTTACTGGAGAATCATTTGTCGGTGGGTTTTCTCTAAGAGAAAGAGACACAGTGTCATTATCCGTATAGATTGGAAATCCAACATCTGAATTAGCACTCACAACGTGATCCGCATATAAGAATTGAACAAAACCCTTTCCGGTATCACTGTCACCTACGACTTTAAAGCCAGCATTTTTTACTGTACCCCACTGTCTTGTAATTCCAAAGTCTGCAGGAGTCGCATTAGCACCAGCACCTAGAGTTCTCATAAAAGTCAATGCTGTCCTATTTTTCAACCATTCTCTCACAGCATAAGTTGCTGGTTTTTCTGGTGATACAGTTCCAAAACGATTTTCGAAATCTGTAAATGTTCCTATCGTTAGAGGAACAAAAGCTGGTCCCATCAGAGATGAACCTATAACTCCAGCAGGTGTACCTATCGGAGACTGTTTCTCCGCGGTCAATTCTATTTCTCTTTCGAAAAAACCTGGAGATTTGAAAGTATTCTCAGCCATATATTTTTCTCCTTAATTAAAAAATCTTGTGATAATTATGTCCTTATTTGTCCAAGTTATCGATTATTACATAAACTCGTTCACCGGTTGATAAATTTTTCGATTTTAATGTCGCTTTTACGGAAAAACCCGTAAAAGGATTTTCGATTATTTGGGTTTGATTATTGATATTTTCTTTGTTTTTCCCGCCGATTGTCACTCTAGTTAAATCTGCTTGAAGATCTGCTTGTGCTACACCAGCACCAGGAAGAGGATAAGTCTCATTCATTATATCTTCGAATGTATAATCCTCCGCATTTCCTGATGGAATTCTAGAAGAAGGCACAGATTTTATATCGGTATCTGCGATATCAAAAGAAATTCTAGGTGCGCTAATATATCTCCTTACGTCATTAGGTGCTCCTGGAAACGACGGACCCAAGAGATAACCAGTGACATTAATTGTAATTGTTGCTTTTAATATTCTCTCGTCATCAGTGTAATTATCGATATTATTTTCAAAAGATATTGATTCATCAGAATTAGCAACAAACCACCATCCTTTTGGGCTCTCAATTCTATGAGATCTTGTAGATCTCAAGTTGTATGAAGAAGTATAAGCCTCTATCATATTGTTCATTTGAGACTGATATTGAGCCCAAAATGTGACTTCGTATGTAGCCTGATAAAATCTAGGTACAGGAATTACTATGACTTCGTAAATAGAATTGTTGGGATTGATAGCCAAAGAGATATTTGAGAGATCACCTGTGCCTTGAACGTCTTTTGCATTTTGTAAATTCTGAAAATTTTTCAATTTTTTCCAAGACTTATCGTCTTCGGATAATTTTTTCTTTATTACGAGTTCACCGTTACCAGGCCCAATTCCTCCCTGAACGTCTTGTTGAATGCTAGTCCTAAGAATAGAGATCATCGGAAGAATTAATGCGCCACTCACGTCTCTAATTGGCTCTTTTCTCCGCAAGAGAAAAGCTCTCTCACCAGCGCCAAAGATAGTCGGGATTTTCTTCAGGTCACCATCTAAGAGGTAGTAGAGAGGTATGTCTTCGTTGAACAATT